TTATTTAACTGGTAATCCTCAAATTACTTTTTTCAAAGTTGCTTATCGCCGTCATACTAATTTCGCAATAGAAGCGATTGAACAAAATTTCAACGGAACTCCAGGTTATGGTTCTCGTGTAACTTGCCAAATATCTCGCAATGGCGATCTAATAAATCGTATGTATTTACAAGTAAGCGTTCCTAATACAACTGGCAATGATTTTTATTATAATTATTATGGTCTTCGTTTGATAAATTATGTTGAAATAGAAATTGGTGGTCAAAAGATTGACAAACATTATTCTCATTGGTTATATGTATGGAATGAGCTTTCTCTGCCTCTATCTAAACGCCGTGGATATAATGAAATGGTTGGAGCTTATGGTGGAAAAGATCTCGGATCTAACACTCTTTATATTCCTCTTGAATTCTGGTTCTGTCGCAATGTTGGCTTAGCTCTTCCATTAATAGCTCTTCAATATCATGAAGTTAAAATCAACCTTAACTTCGAATCTGCTGAGAAATGCGGATTATTCGCAGCAGCTGCCCCGGCTTTATCAGCTGTTACACTATGGGTTGATTATATCTTCCTTGATACCGATGAACGCCGCCGATTTGCTCAGCTATCTCATGAATATCTAATTGAACAACTTCAATTTACTGGTCAAGAGGCTATAACTTCTACTACAGGTCTAAAAACCAAATTAAATTTCAATCATCCTTGCAAAGAATTAGTATGGTTCGTAACCAATGATGAAAGCACTCCATTAAAGAGAGCTAACTGGTTTAATTATACAACTGCTGTTGGCACTATAGTTCCAGGAACTGGTGGTGTCGATCTTCCAAGAACTTATGAAAAACTAAAAGAAGAATTAATGCAAACTAATGTAAATTATGTTCCAGGCAAAGCTGCTTTAGCAATTGCTTTACCTTCCAATCCAATCAAAACTTCTAAATTAATATTAAATGGTAATGATCGTTTCTATGAACGTCCTGGTCGTTATTTCAATCTTATTCAACCATTTCAACATCATGAGAACATACCAACAAATGCGGGTATCAATGTTTATTCATTTGCTCTAAAACCAGAAGAACATCAACCATCAGGAACCCTTAATATGTCTCGTATAGATACTGCTCTATTATATCTAAGTTTTGAAGAAGCAACAGGAGCAACTGCAGACACAGATTATATTCCGTCAAAATCTATATTATATGTATATGCTGTTAATTATAATGTCCTCCGTATTCTTTCAGGTATGGGTGGTTTAGCTTATTCAAATTAAATTATATACTTTTTTTTTCTCCTATTATAGTATAAAGAATATAGCATAAATGTGATTTAATAAGTCGTGTTTATTTCACTGGTACTATTAATAATACCAATGAAGACGCGACAAGCGGTATAAATAATCCTGTTGCACTAGTTCCATATTTTGGTCTTAAGTTATTAAAAACTATTGAATTAGAAATCGGTGGACAACGTATTGATAAGCATTATTCAGAATGGTTATATATATGGAATGAATTATCACTTCCAGTAGGAAAACGTGACGGATATAAACTTATGGTTGGTGGTGATAAATTAAATCGTTCTATTTTACTCCATGCTAAAAATAGCTATTCTGTATATGTTCCTCTCGAATTCTGGTTCTGTCGCAATGTTGGCTTAGCTCTTCCATTAATAGCTCTTCAATATCACGAAGTAAAAATAAATATAGAATTTGAAACCGCATCAAACATGATAGATACAGGTGCAAATTATTCTGATCGTGCTTTTAATATATATGATAGCACATATGCTCAAGGCAGCGCTGTTACTACTGGAAAAACTAATGCAGTTGGCGATCTTCCGCAAAATCTTTCAACTAAAATAAGTTTAACTTCTGCTGCACTATGGGTTGATTATATCTTCCTCGATACTGATGAACGCCGACGATTTGCACAGCTATCTCATGAATATCTAATTGAACAACTTCAATTCACTGGCGCTGACACTGTTACTGGAAATACAGCCAATTCAATGAAGACTATTCGCATGAACTTCAATCATCCTTGCAAGGAATTAATATGGGTTGTTAAACCAGATGCTGCTGCTACCAATGTCGTTGCTAACCCATATTGGAATAATTTCACTGATCGCAATGCCGATAATCAATATGTTCTTGGTCGCAACCCCGTCACACTAGCCAAGATACAATTAAATGGCAATGATCGTTTTGCTGAACGCAAGGGAAGTTATTTCAGCCTTGTTCAACCTTATCAACATCACGAATATACTCCCAATCTTTTCAACAATGGTATCAATGTTTATTCCTTTGCTATCAAGCCTGAAGATCATCAACCATCTGGCACTCTCAATATGTCCCGCATAGATACTGCTGTTTTATCTGTTTCCTCTTCTGTTAATGGCACTATCTATATCTACACTGTTAATTATAACGTTCTTCGCATCTTATCCGGTATGGGTGGCTTAGCTTATTCAAATTAAAAACATCCTGCTTTTTTTTTATTCAGATTATTAATATCGGCTTCAATTTCATTTGTTTGTTTTTCATATAAACATTTATTTCGAGTTGATTCAATTGTCAATTTCAAAAATTCTAATTCCTTTTTCGTTGATAATTTCTTTAATTGAACATCATGATCCGCTTTTATTTTATTAAATTTGATAATATCTTTTATTCTGATATTCTCAAAGATGTTAATATCTTTAATCTCTTTATTTATGGTCTCCACATTCTCTACAAGCTTATCAAATAATTCAACTGTGAGACTATTTGACAATGTAAAAAATTCAATCAAATCTAATTGTTTATTATACATAATCTTATAATTAAATAAGACATCATGAATGTTTTTCAGCTTTTCCATATTTTCACGATAATTTCTAAATTTAACAATTGAACTTAGAATTGTAAGAAAGGTTCCCAGAAATAATGAAAACATACTTATTATTAATGATATTGTCTCTTTCGATATTATCATTTGCATCTGATTATCTTTAGTGTCATTTTGATAATTGATTAAAGTCAATCTTATAGCTTCAATAAATGTGGTTATAGTTGATACAATCAATATTAACAATGAAATGCGATTATATCTGAAATAAATTAAATCATATTTAGATGAAATGATATATAATGATGTGTTTAATTTCTTCTTATTTTCCTTAATAGATTTCAATAATTTATCTCTTCTATATGATATATCATTTGAAACATCGCTCGTCTCTGTCTGACAATCCTTATTCTGATTTTTTTCTGAAAATTCATATAAGGTTAATAATCGGTCTTCCTTAGATGCAGGTGTAGTTGGTAATATATTCACAAAATCTGCTTTTAATTTTGAGGTCATCGCTGCGGCAGCGTTACTATCCTCAATCAATATCATAACCTCGTCATCCTTATTATCTGTCATTTGTATTAATAATTAATAATAAATAAAATTATGACGATAATTATAAAAACAATAATAAGCATTATTAAATCTTTAATCGTAAATGCCTTTTTTATCGGATAATCCTTATCATAAATTTTATTTATCAATGCAATTGCATTGCTCACAGCACTTTCAAATGATGTGAAATGAACTTTGGCATTTCCATTGTGCGTTCCTAGAATATAAATATTATCACTCAATTTATCATTTTTGAGATGATTATAATTAACGGTTTTTATAAATGCTGTTTCTCCCGATTTCCATTTATTGCCATCATAATAATTATTAATAAAAGCTAGTGTTGGAATAGGGAGAGTTGGATATATCTCTTTTAATTGTCGATAAATTTCATAAATAACTTCATTTTTATCTTTACATTCATTCGCAGTCTTATTTAAAAACTTACTTTTTCTATCTAAATAAGATGCATTGCAGCTAATGACGGTTTTTGAATTTCTTTCTTTAAATTTCATATAATTTGATAAGATGATTTTGATTATTCCCCAATCTGTATCATTTATTAAACTTTCATTAATATCTTTCAATTCTTTTATTTCAAAATTCCAATGAAAAGTAATAGAAATATAATCATTGTATTCTGTTTTCTCGGAATATTCTGCCAAATCATTAATTGTTCTCAATTCTTCTGATGAATTTTGAAGAATTTTATATAAATTTGTTGGAGGAATAGCTAATATAAGTCGTCTTGTTAGAAACGTTTCATTATCATCTGATGTTAATTTTATTATTCCATTTTCATCTTTCTCAATTCTATTTATAGCAGTATTAAATTTAAAATCAACATAATTTAAATAATTCTTCCAAACATTGAATAATCCTTCATCATTTGGAAGTCTAGGTTGGCATGGTGTATAAATAATAGCCTCATTTATTAACTGTAAATAACTATTTAAAGAAATTTTAGTAATATCGCCACCATCACTTAATCTAACAAAACGATCTGTATATTTAAAGGCATTTTCAGTGAAATTATTTAATTTCATAAAATCGTTTAATGAAATTTTCTTTCCATAATTTGGATCCAACAATACTTTGAAAAATTCAACAGTTATTATCCATATTTCTCTAAAATTTAATACTTTATATTTAACAGACAATTCATAAATAAGATTAGACAATGATGCATGTTGTTTAACAAAAACATTTTTAAATTTCAATCCAATCTTATTTAAAATCATTTTGAAATTTATGTAATTGTTAAAATAAACTCTTGGACCATGTTCGCAAAAATAATTCTCATTCTCATATCTTTGTCTATTTACCTTATGACAACCTCCTATAAATTTATCTTTTTCAATTATCATAATTTTTTCATTTTTGTCTGCTAAGGTTGCGAAAGTTAATCCAGCAGGACCTGACCCAATAATAATGCAATCGTATATAGTCATTATTCTATAATTATAAAAAAAATAAAAAAATCTTAATATTTATGACAAGTAATCTCTTGATTACCAGAACTATGGAATTTTTTCAATACTTGACAATCAATCGCAGCTTCTTTCATTGCTTGATATAATGATAAGATGTGTTGCATCTTAGATTTAGCATTTTCAAAGATAAATTTATCAATATTTTCAATTCCAGTTGCATCAACTGTTTTCTTTGCCCGTCCTTTTCCTTTTGATGCCAGTTCATCCGGATATTTTTTCAATTCAGCTTTTTGTTGTTTTATTTCTTCTTTATTTTTTTCAATTCTTTCTTTGATATTATCAATAACAGTTTTATTTATTGAAAGTTTATCTTCTAAATCGGAAACATCTTTCTTAGCTTTCTTGTCTTTAGTTATTTCTTTTGAAATAATTTTGCTATCAGCTGTATATTTTTTCAATCCAGTTTTTAATTTAACCCATTCTGCTTCTAATTCCGTAATTGCCGCCAATACTCCATTTCTAGTTGCTGCATTTTCTGGATCAACTTTATTTGTAGGAAAGTTACTCATATAACGATGAATGCGTACATTCCAATCACCTTTATCTAAATCTGCATGAGAACATAAACGAGCCGCTCTTCCAATTGTTTGTTTATCGCTAGCCCAAGTTATTAAAGGTTCGAAGATATGAATATGACGAACTGCCTTCAAATCGATACCTTCATTATAATTCTGAGAAGCTAAAAACAATTGCACATACTCGCCATTTTTATTAAAAGGTGCATTAAATAATGCTCTCATTTTATCTAAATCTGCACCTTTATTTACGCCTAATTGAGTGCTGACAGCTAATATATAACGAGGCTTCTTATCTTCAGTTTCGCGATTAGGATTATTTAAAATTTTTAGTGCTTCTGTTGGTGAAAGTCGTGAATATCCTTTGTTTTCTAATTGCTTAGAAACAGCTAAAATACCATGACCACCATAACCTTTATTTTCATAAAATGCAGAATAAATATATTGTTTTTCATTTTGATATTTTTCTACTTCTAATAATAACTCTTCTAATTTTGCACTAAAATCACGAAGTTTCATTCCTTTTTCTAGATTGTAAAGAGTGTTTGAATAACGACGAGCAGCCGCCCAATATTTATTCAAAGAATTGAGTTTTGATAATTTGTCAAAATCTTTTGCAGTATCTTTGACTTCCTTATATTTTTTAATATATTCATCAAATTGTTTCTTTGACATATCAATAAATTTGGGTTCTTCATAAACAACAACTGGGAATTTACTGGTATCATTAGACATATCAAAATAAGATACTAATCCTCTTATTTTCTTCTTGAATTGATCAACATCTTTCAAATCAGTTTCCAAGAATTGAGAAGTTTGAGTATCTCTGACAATATTCAATAATTTAAATATTTCAGATGGATTATCACCTAAAGTTGCGGTTAATATAAATACTTTCATATTTGGAAATTGTGTAGGTCCTGATAATAATAATTTTTCTAAATATTGATGCTGTTTTCTTTGTGTAACTAAAGGTCTGAATAGATTATGAACCTCATCTATAATTAAAATACAATCATCTAATTTTATTTGCTTCTTTTCTATGCGATTTGCTAATTTGGCAAAAGTTAAAAATAAAACATTTTTAAACATTTTTTCAGTCTCATTTAAACTTTTTCCTGCAAATCGCGGAAATAAGTCTGTAGCACATTTATAAAAATTAATAGGAGGATTGCTGCTTATTGCCTCAACACTACTGCAATAAATAATTTTCTTATTTGTTCCCCAAAATCCATCCATTATAGAAGTTGCAGTGCAAGTTTTTCCACTTCCTGTGGAATGCCAAATTAACATCCCTCGTTTATCTAAATTATTATTATGAATAGTCTTGCAAATATTATTTATTATAGATTGAGGAACTGTTGGCAATTTAGGATTTTTGGCAACAATAACTTCAGGCGATGAATATTCTGGACGTGATGATATAGATGATGATAATAATGGTCCATAAGATGATTTACTAGATTTAGATGATGATGTTGATGATGATCTGAGTTCTTTATCTTCAAAATATTGAGAAAAATATTTCTTATAAAGTTGTCTCATTTGATTATCATAATTAGTGGTTGCATCTTTATCAATTAAATTATATAATCTTTTAAATTCGCTTAACTTACTTTTATCATCAATATATTTATCAAGATCAGTATAATCAGCTGCATTATTAGGATCTAAATTTGTAATTCTTGATTTAATAAAATTATTGTAAAATGATAATTCTTCTGATGTAAAATAATCTGGGAAAAATTTGCCATAAACATAAAAATATTTTAATATATCTGTATCTCTTTTTTCATACAATTCATCATATTCTTCAATAAACTCTTCTAATGCTGTCATATCTGATGTTCGTGGAACATAATTTGCATGTTTGGCAAATAATAATTTAAAATCTTCACTTCTTGGATCAGTTAAAGATATTGAATATCGAATGCATTTTTGATGAATTTGGCGATTTCTTTCTTTTTCCATTGAAAATTCATGTGTAAAATAATTTTTAAAATAACTTAAATATAAATTTTCAATATCAAATTTTAATAATCTAATTTTATCAAGAATATCCATATTTGTTAAATAGGTTCTTTGTTCTTGGTATTGTTTTTTCAATTGATTATAAAGCTGATTATAACTTTTCTTAAAAAAATCAAATCTTTTATCAGAATATTCATCGCCCATATAATATTTAATTATAGCTGCATCAGATTTAACATTTGGATCTAATAATTTTATAAAATATTCAACAAATAATTTCTGAAAATAATCATAATTGTCTAAAGCTTCTTTTGTATATGTGTCTGGATTATAAAAATATGAGGTGAAAAATTTATCATACAACGCACCAGCATATTTATCAACACGATCAAAATTACTTCGAGACATAGAATAATTTGTTTTAAATTTTTTGATATATTCATCTAATGCATTTTTAAATTTAATTAATATGACTGTCATGGAAGCATTTGGATCCGGATTTATATATAAGCTTAATAATTTCACATTTGATTGATTTGATATATCAGGATATGTATTTATAATTAAAAAATAAATATGGCGTAGATAATTTGTATAATTGAAAACTACATATTTACGCATCGATGTTACAGTTCGTGTTGCTTCTAATTGAGCAATAATTGGACTATCTTCTTTATTTGTAGTTTCTATTATCGCATCATCTGTTATATCATCGTGAATTTCTTCCGCCTCTTCTGTGTAGCCTTCAACACATCTATTACCAGTTCCAATTAATCTTAAAGTTTCTGGAGCATCTTTAGAATTATATAAATTATATAATGAAGTTTCCATATTATTAAAATCAATTTTGCCAGATATTGATTTTCTGGATGATTGTTGTGATTGCGATGATTTGTCAGAAGCTTTACTGTCGCTAAATTCTTTTGTAAATTTAGATTTGACAACACAATCTATTCTATCACTTCCAATGCGTTTTAAATCGCATTTATCATTAGAATTGCAAGTTTTTTGAGCATTTTTTATTTCATCTCTTGATAAATCTTCATCTCGTAAAAATTTGCTATCTTTTAATAATTCACCACATTCGGCATCATCTTTATCAACCCAGCAATTTCCCATATCATAAGTATTATTGCGATTTACTGTTTTTTTATCCCAAACGCCTCTTACAGTTCTGCAACGAGCTTTTGTATAAACATCTTTAAAATATTGAGAATTTTTATCAGTTTTAATTTTTCCAGTATCTATAAGAACTTTACAGCTCTTGTTAGTATCAAAAGGATTTTCTTGTTTGAATAAATCAAGATTATCGTATTTATCATAAGGATCTTCATCTGGACGTTTATATTCATAAACAACTTTACGATTACAACGTTTTTCTCTTTTTGCCAATTCCTTACTTATTAATTTTTTAGCATTTTGCATTGAAGATGATTTTTTGCCACTGCTGCTACTACTCATATATTATACTATTTTATAATAATATAAAAATTATTATTAATATCGAATATAATGTTAAAGCTAATGTTAATGCTAAAGATGGAACAGGAACATGAATATAATTTGTAACATCAAATATGAAATCAGAAAATTCATCAATTCCAACTTCCAACATTAGATGTTTATTTTTCTTTATCCATTTGCACATCTTTTTTTTATAATAAAATGGTTCCTTTCTTAGAATTGTAGGCTTAATTTTATTCGTATTTGCTAATAAGTATACAGCAATTGATGCTGTAGCCGGTTCAATCATTTTAAGGCTAGTTATAAACATTGTTTATATACTTTTTATAATAAAAATATATAATCAATTTTTTATTTACTTCTAATAAAAATGAAAAAAAAAAATTAATTAAATTCGGCTAAAACTTCCGCTGCCGTTTTTGTTGTTTTCATCTGTTTATTATAAAATGAAATCATGTCGTCTTCTGTTGTTGGTTGCCATTTTGCATTACTTCTCGTCCTATAATACCAAATATCATTTTCGTGTTTAATAAGTTTCTTGCTTTTGCTCTCAACTTCTAGTTTCTTTCCCTTATTCGTCATTTTATAGCCCACAATACTTATATTCCCATTATGTTCATTTTTATGGCATTCGTCGCAAATGGTAATGAGGTTATGTTGAATGTTTTTATTAAAATTATCAAATCTTCCATTGGCATCTGCATCCATTTGATAATTGATATGATGAGTTTCATTTGCCTTATTCTTTCTACAAACCTCACAAATATCCATATAAATGGAAGAATTATAATTAGAAGTTTTTGTATTTATAATAGTTGTATTTAATCCCAAAATCTCTTTTTTTACCATTTCTGCATTTTTCATAAAGTCTAATGGCATATCCAATGATTTGCAAACATCAATCCCATAAATATTAGATCCTTGTCCTTCTCTCAATTTTCTCTCATAAATAATTAAATCATCTATAATCTCAATATGCATATGAAAGATTTTCAATTTATTTTCTTCAATCTTTTCTTTGATTATTGAAATATCTGTAAGTTCATGTAAATGGCTTGTGAAGATAAATGAAGCCTTCTTAAAAACAAGTTCATTAATTGCAGCAGAAACAATAGCAACACCTGAAATTGCTTCAGTTCCGCAACAGACCTCATCGCCAATAATAAGACTGCTTTTATCAGCCCTTTGAAGAATATTTCGAAGTTCTGTCATTTCGACAACAAAACTGCTCATTCCTCTAAAGATATTATCATTTCCGCAAATCCTGGTCATTATATGTCTGTAAGAAGCATTAATTCCATATAATAATATCCCATTCTGATTTAAAGAGATATCATTACCAATATATTCAATTTCACTATAAATTCTTTCAATAATAGGATGGCGCAAATTTTCAGCATTTATGAAAGAGGTTTCAGTTGTTGTTGAGATTGTTGGTTTATGATAGCAATAGTCAAAGGAATTTCGAGCATTGCAATTATTAATATCAAGTTCTGTTAATTCATTAATAATGATGTCCAAATCATTTTTATTTTCATTTAAAAATTTTGTCAAAAAACTCAAATATTCATTTAAAACAATTGATTGAATTTTGGTTTCTATGGTTTCAATAGCTACAGAAGTTTCATTAATTTCATTAGATGTCAATTTGAGATTATTATTATTGGTTCCAATAATTTTTTTATCAAATTTAGACATAAAATTTTTATTTTTATTCATAGCTGTTTCATATCTCTTTTTAGTAATTAAGATAAAATATCCGTCTTTGTCACTGTTCTCAAGTTTGCTTACTGTTTCATCAGCAATTTCATTGATACTATCACAAATAGAATTTAGAAATTTGAGTTTATCATTTCTAGTTTCTGTGAGTTTATCAATTTCAGGAAGATAGCCAATATTGAAGATGTTTGTTTTAATATCAACAATATTATATTTAGAGCATTCATCTAAATTCAAAACTTTTAAATAATCGACAATAGAATTTATTTTAATAATAATATCAGAATTATCAACAACCTTAAAAGCCTCAATTGCATTTTCGAGAGAATTAAAGAAATAGCCAAATTCGCTGGGATTAAATTTTTTCAATAAAATCTTTCTTTTACTTCTTTCTAAATCGTTAATATGATTAAGATATTTATTAATAATTTTGAATTTATTATTTTTCAACAATTCTTCAATCTTTTTATATCTAATATTCAATTCTTCAGGGTCTGTGATAGGATTTAGAAGTCTTTCTTTGAATTGACGACCTCCAAAAGCCGTAGAACATCTATTTAAGATATCTAATAAAGGTTTGTCATTTGGATTGTTACTTATGATGTTTAATTGAAGCGAACTGTTATATTCGATATTAAGAATTTTAGATTGCTCTAAGATTGTGGGGATTTGCAATTCTTTTATAATATCTGCATTATGTTCATAGGCAAATTGAAGAAGGCAACACAAACTCACCCTAGCATAATTCATTCTTTCTAAATTTAAAAATTCGCAAATGGAAAGAAGTGAATTATTTTCATATGATTTCTCAAGAATTTTATTTTGATAATCAAGTTTTTTAATAATTGGGAAAAGTTCATATTTATTCCATTTCTGATGAACAATCGAATTTATAGAATTGGTAATTTCAATAATTTGATTTTTATTTTTTATTTCATTTTCAGATAATATTAAAATTTCTGTTGGATTATAGATAGTAAGCAATTTATAAACTTCATCTAATGTTAAATTTTTATCAGTTTTCGTTGCTCCGCTCTCAAAAACAAAAGATTTCCCAGTTGTAAGATCAGCAGCAGCTATTCCAACAATTAACAAACCATCTTTCATTTCCTCAAAATACATAACCATAATATAATTACTTTTCGTAGAAGGTGTGCCATTACTAATAATAATATTACAAATATCAGAAATCTTTGACATAAATGGATCATTTTCAATAATCGAATATAATTCAAAAAAAGAACCGACTTGCATTAAAATTACCGTATTTTCTCCATACTTCCCACGATACTCATCTTGATAATTCAAATAATCATCAATAATCATTGCTAGGATAACATTTAAATTATTAATGTTATTTGTTTATATCGTTATTTATAAATGACTTAAAGATAATTTGGGGGTTTTCTTAAATATTTTTTATGAATATAAAATAAATGGAAGAAACTATAAATGATATTAAAATTAAAGCTCTTAAAAAGATTTTATTACAAAAATTAGAAAAACATTATCAAAATTTAATAGATAATGGAGATGCAGATGATATTATACCATTATTTAAAGTTATGAGAGAAAAAACAAATATTTAAATGTAGCTTTGATTAAATAGCCAAAAATATTAACTATTTTATATTAAGAATTTTTAAGAAAACATCATTCGTCATTCCATTCCAAATAAATGTTGCCCAATTTCTTTTTCAATTGTGCCGCCTCGTAATAAGACAATTCTGGGATTTCGTCAATAAAATTATTTATAAATTGGCGTTTCTCTTGTTTCTTTTTAAAAGGCTCATTGTTTTTTATAATTTGTTTAAATATTTCTTTTCTGCGTTTTGCATGTGTATGTCTTTCACCAATTGCATTTATAGCACAAATACCTACAAAACCAATTCCAATTGGTAATACAATAAGTTCAGCCATTTTGTATTTTTATTTAAAATTTTTGATTTCATTTTTTAAAATTTAAACAAATAAAAGAAAACAAAAAATTAATTGTTTTTTATTATCCTTAAATAACCAAAAAATGGTTATTTTTGCATAGAAAACATCATTCGTCATTCCATTCCAAATAAATGTTGCCCAATTTCTTTTTCAATTGTGCTGCCTCATAATAAGACAATTCGGGGATTTCGTCAATAAATTTATTTATAAATCGGCGTTTCTCTCCTTTCTTTTTAAAAGGCTCCATTGCTTTTTCAATTCGTTCTTCCATTTCTGCTTGGCGTCTTGCTCGTGCTTCTGGTGTATTTGATGCTATAATTATAATACCAACACCAACCATAATTCCAAGTGAAATGATTGACATTTTGTATTTTTTAGTTTAAAATATTTGATTTCATTTTTTTTAATTAAAGCAAATAAAAGAAATCAAAAATAAAAAAAATGATTGTCTTTTTTATGATAATTATTATTATAAAAAACAATGCATAAGACTTACAAGAACGGTATCTTTACTGGAAATACAGTTCGTGCCAATAGATTTAATGCAAAAACAACTCGAAATTTCATTTTAGTGAATGATATGAAGATCAAATTGAATAAGATTTCAAATACTGAACCACAAATCTATTCAAAGAAATACAAGGATTATGAAGATGATTTTAGTGATGATGAGATTTCTGATTATGATGAATAAATAATATTTTGTTCATTTAATATAAAATGATGAAAAAAACACAAATATCAGATATAATGGAATTGATAAAATGTTCAAATGAAAAATGCAAAGATAAAATGAAAGCTTATAAAAAGGTTCAAGATGTTGCATATAATAAATTAAAAAAAAATCAAAACGAAAAAGAAAATATTATTAAAGAAATTAATAATAGAAAAGAAACCATTGATTTTATTAAATGCAGAATTGCCAATTGCAATAGTTATATTCGAAATGCTGTAAAATACATAATCATAAATAATAATATGAAAAATATAAAAATAACAAATCCCATTGATATCAAAAATATGTTTATTAAATTAGGAATTATTTATTCTTAATATCAAAATTATTCCTATTTTTACAAAAAAATGATTTCATTATTTTAAATATAACTTTAAAAATGAAGCTATCTGACATTGACGATATTGCCCATTTTATTAATGATTATATGATTGATCATAATAATCAATCTAAAATGAGTATTCCAAGCAATAAAGGAATTGATTTATTGAAACTGATGAAATTAAAATTAAATGCTGATAATTATGGTAAAAATTCATTAATATTTGATGACAACATTATTATCTATATTTACTATAATAATTATGCCTGGCACATCAACATCAAAAACATGAATTTAGTTGAACCAGTTGGACCGATTTAAGAATAAAAATAATATATTAATTTTTTTATTTTTATTTATTAAATATGAAAACGGATGAAATATTAAGTAGTATAAAATCATCAATAATTAAAGAAAAAAACGCTATTAAATTGAATATTAGTAATAGAAAAACAATAAAATCATTAAAAATTCAAAATAATGTTTTGTTATATTGTCATTCTTCAAGTCATGATCAAAAAATTATTTCTGATAGATTAATAAATTATGAAAATAATAAATATAGTTATAATGATATTATAAATATTAAGGATATTAATATTGATTTAGCATCTAATATTATATATGATGATGATTTTTTATCAAAAAATTATAAAAAAAAGTTTGATATAATATTTTTAGTTAATTGTCCTTGGAATGTTTATATAGAGATTAATGAAGGCGATGAAGATATGCCATTTGAATTAAATAATATATTATTTAAAAATTTAAAAAAATTATTAAATGAAAACGGAGTAATAATAACTACTTTAAGTGATTATGCAATATTAGCTCTTCATAATATAAATATGAAACAAAAAGATGAACAATTATTAATAGAAATAGCAAAAATAAAATCTAATCTAAATTATAAAAAAAATATTAGAAGATTAATTGAATTATTATCATCAAAATTAAAATTAAAACTATTAGATATTGATAAAAATAAAAAATATATATTGAAACCTCAATTCTTTTATTTACAAAATTATGAAGATTATTACATATTTCAAAAAAAAACAGAAGATATAATTAAAGAAGGTGGTGAAAATAAAAAATATATATCATTTAAAACAAAAAATAATAAAATAATAAGAAAGAAAATATATATTATTAATGGTAAAATAAAAGTTAAATTTGGAAAAAAAACAGATGGAACACCTAAATATATTTCTTGCAAAACCTTCCAGAAAAAGATTTAAAGATAATCAAAAATTATTTTTAAATATAATTCTTACTAAAAAAATTTAAAAGATAAATGCTAAATTAAGAATAATTTGGTGGTTTCTTTAAATCAAAAAATAGACATTTTTTTTGTTTTTTTGAAATAATTATTTTCTTTTAAATTATAAATATGACAATTATAAATGGGATAGAAATTGATTATATATCTAATACCAATAATGAAATTAAAAATGCCATTCTCAATAATGATCCAATTGAAGAAAAATTAAATGTTATTATAGTTATTTCAAATCCCTGTCAATATGCTAGACGATACATATTAGCAAAAGAATTTATAAAAAGAATGGAAGATGAAAATAATGTTGAATTATATATTGTCGAACTTGTTTATAATAAACAAAAATTTATAATAACTGATAGTAAAAATAAAAATCATTTACAATTAAGCACAAATACTGCACCATTATGGCATAAAGAAAATATGATAAATTTAGGTATAAATAAATTATTGCCTAAAAATTGGAAAGCCGTTGCATGGATTGATGCAGATATCGAATTTGAAAGCACAGATTGGGCGATAAACACCTTAAAAATTTTAAATGGAAGTAAAGATATTGTTCAGTTATTTAGTCATGCTATTGATATGGATATGAATGAAGACGCAATGAGTATATTTTCTTCATTTGGTTTTCAATATTCAAAAAATAGAAATTATAAAAATAATAATTCAATTAATTTTTGGCATCCTGGATTTGCCTGGGCGTGTAATCGCAAAACATATGATAAAATCGGTGGATTATATGAAAATTCTATTTTGGGTTCTGGCGATCATAATATGTCATTATCATTAATTGGCAGTGCTTATAAAAGCGTAAATAGAGATGTAAATGGTGATTATTTAAATGATGTTTTAGATTTTGAAAGAAAAAATAAAAATCTAAGATTAGGATATGTTCCAGGTGTTATAAGACATTATTATCATGGCTCTAAGAAAAATAGAAAATATCATGAAAGATGGCAAATACTTGTTAATAACAATTATTCACCTTTGATACATATAACAAAAGATAAGAATGGTTTGTTGATACCTACCGAAAAATGTCCAAAAAAATTATTAGATGATATTTATAATTATTTCTTAGAAAGAAATGAAGATGAAGGATTATCCAAGATTTAAAGAAACCCCCAAATAATCCTTAAATGTCTTCATTAAAATAGTTGAAATAAATTTCATCTTCTCCATACAACTCCATAAGTCTCAGCATTCTTTTTGGGTGAAGTGCTTTTATTATAATCTCTTCTCCTAGTTCTTTAAAATTTTCTTTAATTTTGTCATAATCATAAGTAAGACCAAAGATTGACGGATTTAATGATAACATATATATATTTGTTTTTTCCATGTTATTTTCAATTAAATCAATAGCATTCTCATTTTTTGATAATATGCTCCAATCAATTTTATCTTGATTAGCCTTTAAAAGAGAAATGGCATTTGAATTATATGATAATAAGGTCCAATTGATTTTATGCGGATTTTCTTCAAGAAGTTTAATAACATCCAAATTTTTATTTAGACACAATATATTCCAATCAATTTTATCTAAATTTTCTTTGATTATTTCAAAGGCATTTACATTTTCTGATAATGATTTCCAATTAATTTTATCCGGATTTTCTTTGAGAAGTTCAATTGCATTTTCATTTAATGATAAATAAGACCAATTTATTTTATATGGATTTTCTTTGAGAAGTTCAATAGCATTTGGATTAGATGAAAGAAATGCCCAATCAATTTTATCTTTATTGGCTTCTAAAATAGAAATAGCATTCACATTTAATGAAAGATTTTTCCAATTTATTTTATCAATATTAGTTTCTAAAATAGAAAT